AACCACCAACGTCAGCAGCACCCCGAGCAACACCAACTGCTACAGGGGGTTCAGTTCCAAAACCAACAACTGCGCCTGCAAAACCTAATCCAACTGGAACTGCAAAACCAATGGGTGGCGATCCAATGGATCAATGGGCAAGAGCAAATCCAACACTTGCTGCAAAGGTAAAATCAGGACAATCTGGTTATGAAACCATAAGCGCAAGAGTAGTTGCTGGAGGTCCTGAACCTCCTGATCCCACTCCTCCTTCTACTCCTTCTGCTTCCACTCCTCCTAGTTCTTCTACTAATAATAGTGATTCTGGAATGTCTGACAGACTCAAAAAAGCATTAGATATTAAAAAATCAGATGTAACATCTTCTTATCAGTGGCCTTCTATAAAAACAATTAGAGACATTGCAGATGCTTATAACAGCATTTATGAAACGAATAATGATGGAAATTTAGCTAATAATTATCCACCATACGATAAAGTAACTCGTGGGGATATTATTGCTGGTGCTACCGGCAATGATGAAATGGGAGGTAAAAATAGAAAAAAATCAAGAACAAAATCAAGAACAAAATCAACAATTAATGCAGATTTTGAGATGTGGGTAGATGGACTTTTAAATGAAGGTTATGATTTATCTGATTATACTTGGAATGAAGTATATGAGATTTATGAAGATGCTATTATGGAAGCAGAGCAAGAGTATGAGATTTATAATATTGTATTAGAATATTTAATTTCAAATCATTACACCGAAACTGAAGATGGAGCAAATACTATTATTGAAAATATGAGTGATGTGTGGATAGATGAAATTATAAATGAAAAAATAGTAGAACGTGGAGAGGGATACAAAGGTGGTCCTAAGTTTAGTTGGATGAAACCATCCAAACCAAAACCACCTTCGGGAAAAAAAGGTGATAGAAGTGGTTATGGACCTGATGAAAAATTTAAAACTCCAGAGGACAAAATAGAAAAACCAGGGACAGATGTTCCTCCTCCAAAAAAAGGAGGATATGGAAGAATATCAAGAACAGTTCCTATAATTGGTCCTCATGCAGATAAACCAAATTCAAGAGTTACTACAGTTACTGGTGGAGATCCTGGAGCATCACCATCAAAAAAAATAGCAAAAGATGATAGAAAACCAAAACCAATCAAAAGAGGAAAATTTACAGTAGTACCCATAGAACCACCATCAAAGTAAATTAATTATTTTCTTTGTACTTATTATTTTTTAAAACTATTTCATATATATTTGTTCTTTCACTTACGAAAAACTTACCTTCAATATTTGTGTTATAATAATCATCAGTCATTAGAACTTCTCTTTTGAATTGCTCCATAGTTTCATAATAACTCATAGATTTCCTATGAGGACATAGGTAAAGTATTTCTCTTGAAAATTTATCTTTACCTAAAAGTTTTACATCTTCTTTTAGTTCATCACAGGAACTAAAATAATTTTTCCAATCACTTTCTTTCTTTTTTCTTCTTCCAGTTTTTTTATCTTTTTGCCTGGTCCAAAAGTGTTTTTTGCCAATATATTTTTTATTATTAGTTAAATTTGTTATTAGATATACAAAACCTTCCATATTTTTTGGAATGTCAATAAAATCTTCTTCATTATATTTCCATACCATAGAAATATTTTTTTTATTTTATATATTTTATTTATGTTTAAAACTATTTTTTACTAAACTATTAGATTAAAGATTATACTTGACATACCCTAAATAATGAAATATAATGTTTAAACAATCCTTAAAACGATTGTTTTTTTATAATTAGATTTTGAGTGCGATTTAGAGCCGTGGAAGATGCCCTTCGAGAGTTGGGTGTACCCCTCTTCTATACGGATGCCGAGTTCTATTAATTTAAATGCTATTTTCAACAATTACAGCCTTCTCAGTGTCTGCCTTAACTGCTTTCAATTCACCTTTATTACTTCCAGTGAATGAACCTATAGCAGTTTCACAAGATAGTTTAGAGTTGACAATTCAAGACTATCTAAAAAAAGCAGAATCCAAACCAGAAAAACCGAATATTGCAGAACAAGAAACAAAGGTCGAAAAAACAGAAACGGTTTGGAAATGTAAAGGGTGTAATCATACCGAAACTTATACTTTGAGATACTTACAACAACAAGGAATCAAAGATAAGAATGCCCTTGCTACCATTATGGGTAATATCAAACAGGAATCAGATTTTGTTCCTAATATCTGTGAAGGTGGGGCAAGAGTTTCCTACCAATCCTGTGGAAGCGGTGGATACGGATTGATTCAGTGGACGGATTCCACTCGATTTAATGGTTTAGGAAGACACGCTGCTCGTATAGGTTCCAGTGCTTCTTCACTTGATACTCAACTTAACTATATGTTGAATGAAGGTGATTGGAAAATGATTGAACCAAGAATGAAAACTCCTGGTAAATCTATCGATCAATATATGTACTATGCAAGTAAGTGGATACGTTGGGGTATTCATGGAGCAAGAACTGATTTTGCCTATCGATACGCAAATAAAATGTATCTCGATAGTTGAATAAATATGAGAAGACTGGCCATCTTCTCTTTTTTTATGAATTTTAACTTTGGAAAAAAATCAAAAAGTATTTTTCAATACGCAATCATTGGAATTGTCTTTACTTCAATTATAACTGGAGTTTCTAAATGCACCAATATTCCAGAAGAAAGACTTTATGATGTTGTAGATGAAGTTCAAAGAAAACTTCCTGGAAAACTTTTAAATGATTGGATTATTACTGATCCAATTCTTTTAGATCGTCGGATCAAAAGAGATGTAGATAAAGCAATTGAAAAATATGAAAGATTGACAGGAGATGATGGAAGTGTTAGAATAAGTCCATCATATTTTTCTCAAAAAGAACCTGATGGCAGTAAAGCACAAGAATTACTTGGTGGTGAAATAAGAATATGTGGTTCTTGGGTTTCAGATTGTCCAAAAGAAAATCAAGTAGAAATTAATTATGATTGATAAAATTTTAATGATTGTGATAAGTCTCTCTCAACAAAAACTTTATGCACATACTGATACAGGTAATGTTGTGTCTTTTCCTGTTTCAACTGGAAAGGAATCTACTCCAACACCAATTACAGAAGATAAAGTTGCTGTAAAAAGGCAAATGACAGATTTCTATGGTCCAGGATATTACATTAAGGATGTTCCTTATGTGATGTGTTTGGATAAGTATCCTTCACACTGTATTCATCCAAATCTTTCTAGCAGACCTTTAGGTCATCCATATTCTGGTGGATGCATTCGTATGAATGATAAAGATGTTCAGTGGGTTTTTGAAAGAACACCATTGAATACTCCTGTTAAAATTGTTCTCTAATAATATTTGCGTGATTGATGTAGTGGTAACATTCCTCCCTTCCAAGGAGATCTCCTCGGTTCAAATCCGTGATCACGCTTATTCTAAACTTTTAGAGAATTCAAAGCAGAGTAGAACAGTAGTAGTTCGTCAGGCTCATATCCTGAAGGTCGTAGGTGCAATTCCTTCCTCTGCCATTATAAATATATAAAAATCTTTCTAATGGAAAAATTATTCAAACAATTGAGTGATGCACAAGCATCACTTTTTATTTTGTTTCAAAAAACTTGGATTTATCATTGGAATGTTGTTGGATCAGATTTTCAACAACTTCATACACTCTTTGGTGAGCAATATCAAACTATGTTTGAAGAGATAGATACTCTTACCGAACATATGAGGTATTTGGGTATGAAACCAGTAAGTACATTGACTAGAATAGTAGAAGTTTCTATAATTAATGAAGCTAATAGCTCAGCTAATGCCGAAACAATGATTGGTGAATTGCGTGATGATAATATGAAATTGTGTGATATTCTTACTGATGTTTCGGAAGAAGCAGATACGCAAAAATTGTATGCAACTTCAAATTTAGTTCAGAGTATTATAGAAACTCATGGTAAATTTGTTTGGATGTTAAGATCCTTTTTAGAATAATGGAGAATAGTAAAATGATTGAAGTACGTTGTAAACTTTGCAATACAGAACTTAAAAGTCATCCTACGCAAACTAAATGCTGCGGATGTAATAATATGGTAACTGTTGTTGGTGATAAGATTACGGCACTTGACTTATCTAAGGTAGTAATGTTAAACTCAATAAAAGCAAAACAATTTTCTTCTTATTTTACAGAAGAAGAACTTGCTTGGCAAAATGCAAGAGCAAATCGTAAAGTTCGTAAAATGGAGTTTGAAATTCGATGAATTGGGAATCCCCAAATCTTTCCAAAAGTGATATAGAGTTATTAACTGTAACTTTAGATGATTATATTTTTTATGCAAAAAATGATGGAGTATCAGATACTGAAGAAGTAGAAAAACTTTTAATTCGTTTAGAAGAATATTTGTATGATTACTAATGGATTCTTATATTTACGAAAATTGGAAAAAAATTAAAGAATATATGGAATCAGTTGACGAAACTAATAATCCATATTACTATAGAGCAGTAAAAATCTATGAAACTGGAATTGATCCCGGACAATTTTTTGAATTTGATAAAAATGACCGGGTGTAAGTCAGAGGTAGACGGTTTGCTTTGGGAGCAAAAGGACATTGGTTCAAATCCAATCACTCGGATTAAAATTATTAAATAAAATGAAACTTTAAAACTTCTTTAATTATTTTTTCACTATAATATATAATAAACATTTTTATTAAAATAAACTATGATTCAATATCAAAAAACAGCACTTGTTTTGGGTGCTGGTGGATTTATTGGAAGCCATATGGTAAAAAGACTACGATCCGAAGGTTATTGGGTTCGTGGTATAGACTTAAAGCGTCCAGAATACTCCGAAACAGAAGCAAATGAATTCATTCAGGGAGATCTTCGTGATCTAAATTTTGTCGAAAGAGTGATTCGATTTAAGGGATATCTGGGAAACTTTTATCATTTTGTCCCTTCTCAATACTTACAACCATTTGATGAAATCTATCAATTTGCTGCTGATATGGGTGGTGCAGGATTTGTATTTACTGGTGAGAATGATGCAGACATTATGCATAATTCTTGTACCATCAATTTAAATGTACTTGAATCTGTACGTCAGTTTAATGACTTCAAAGGTATAAATACTACCAAGATTTTTTATTCTGGATCAGCATGTATGTATCCAGAACATAATCAACTCGATCCTGATAATCCAGATTGTCGTGAAGAATCAGCATATCCAGCTAATCCAGACTCTGAGTACGGTTGGGAAAAACTGTTCTCGGAACGTCTCTACTTTGCTTATCATCGCAACTATGATATTCCTGTACGTGTTGCTCGATATCATAATATATTCGGACCAGAAGGAACCTGGAAAGGTGGAAGAGAAAAAGCACCCGCAGCAATCTGCCGTAAAGTAGCAGAACTTCCAGAAAGTGGTGGTACTATTGAGGTATGGGGTGACGGAAAACAAACTCGTTCTTTCCTTTACATTGATGAGTGTATTGAAGCAACTCGTAGATTAATGGATTCTGATTTTATTGGACCAGTGAATATTGGTTCAGAAGAAATGGTAACTATCAATCAACTTGTCGATACTGCTGCAAAAGTCTCCGGAAAAGTAGTAAATAGAAGACACAAGTTGGATGCTCCTCTGGGAGTTCGTGGACGTAATTCCAATAACGATCTCATTCGTGAAAAATTGGGATGGGATTATTCAATGTCTCTTGAAGAAGGTATTTTTAAGACATACAAGTGGATTGAGGATCAGGAAAATGATTGAAAATTTTTTATGGATTGAAAACAAAAAAGATAACTTCAAAGAATATATTCTAAATCTTTCAGATGATGATGTGGAAAAAATTCTTGGTAGCATTCCTTCTGGGTGGAATTACCCCCCAAAAAGTCATAGAGAATTTGTAGAGTGGTTAATTGATCGCATTAAACCAGAAATTACAGTTGAACTTGGTGTTGATTATGGTTATTCTGCATTTGTGATGGCTCTTTGTCAAGATAATCCAGTTTATGGTATTGATTGTTTTAATGTGACAATGCATGGTGCAAGAGAGACTGATGATTATCAATTTGTGATGTCCGTTAAGGAAAAACTTGGACTCGATAATCTCGAAATCATCAAAGGATATTTTGATGATGTTGCTGAAACTTGGGATAAAGAAATTGATCTTCTTCACATCGATGGTCTTCATAATTATGAAAATTGTAAAAATGATTGTGACACCTGGGCACCTTTTCTTAAAGAAAAGGGTGTAATCTTATTTCATGATACTGTTTCTAATCCTGATGGTGTCGGATTTTTCTTCTCTCAATTAGAAGTTCCTAAAATCAATTTTACCAATTCGTTTGGTCTTGGTGTAGCATCAAACAATTCAGAACTAATTGAAGAAATTAAAACTACTTTTAAATTATGATTAAACTATTAATTTTAGACGATGATGGTGTTATAATCAAAAAATCATTATTGATATGAAAAAAGCACTTATTACTGGCATTACCGGTCAAGACGGATCATATCTTGCAGATTTTCTCTTAAGTAAAGGATATGAAGTTCATGGAATTATTCGTAGAAATTCTACATCTGATTGTACAAATAGAATTAATTACCTTCTGAGTAATCCTAAAATTACTTTGCATTATGGTGATTTGACTGATTTTTCAAATATTACTTCTATTATTCAAGAAACGCGCCCTGATGAGATTTATAATCTTGCAGCACAAAGTCATGTAAAAGTATCCTTCTCAAACGCACTTTACACTGCTGATGTGAATGCTCTTGGTGTTTGTCGTATTTTAGAAGCACTTCGTATTCTTGGTATGATTAACACAACCAGATTTTACCAGGCAAGCACATCGGAAATGTATGGACTTATTCAAGCAATTCCTCAAAGGGAAGATACAAAGTTCCATCCACGATCTCCTTATGGTGTAGCCAAATTATATGCACACTGGATTACGAAAAACTATCGTGAAGCATATGGTCTATTTGGATGTAACGGTATTCTCTTTAATCATGAAAGTCCTCGTCGTGGTGAAACTTTTGTGACTCGTAAGATTACTAAAACACTTGCAGAAATTAAAAATGGCAAACGTAGTCTACCATTAGAACTTGGTAATATGAATGCAAAACGTGATTGGGGTCATGCAAAAGACTATGTGGAGGCAATGTGGTTAATGCTTCAATGTGATGCTCCAGATGATTATGTGGTTGCAATGGGTGAACAGCACTCTGTTCGTGAATTTGTTGAAATTTCTTGTAAACATTTTGAATTTGATATTGAGTGGAGAGGTAAGGGAATAAAGGAAGTCGCAGTCATTAAAAATACAGATAATGTTCTTATAAAAGTTAATCCGGAATTTTATCGTCCTGCTGAAGTTGATTCTCTTGTTGGTGATTCTAGTTTTACTAAAAGTAGAATTGGTTGGACTCCTAGATATTCTTTTTTCGATCTTGTAAAGGAAATGTGCGATAGTGACTTAGAGGCAACAAGATGAAGAAAAATATTGTATTTTGGGTAGAAAATATAAAATGAAAATTCTAAATTTAGGTTCTAGAGGGCAAATCGGTGCTTATCTTTCCGAGTATCTTCGCGCAAAAGATCATGTAGTCATTGACTTTGATAAAGAAGAAACTCCTAATCATGATATGACTGTTATTCCAAATCAATATTTGGAAAATGCGATTGAGACTGCAGACTTTGTGTTTTTCCTTGCCTTTGATGTGGGTGGTTCTCGTTATCTAAAAAAATATCAACATACCTTTCAGTTTATTGATAACAATACTCGTCTGATGGCAAATGCATTTGGACTTCTTAAAAAATATAATAAGAGGTTTATTTTTGCATCATCTCAGATGAGTAATATGAGTTATTCTCCATATGGAGTTTTAAAAAATGTGGGAGAACTTTATACTAAGTCATTAAATGGACTTATCGTTAAGTTTTGGAATGTATATGGTGTTGAAAAGGATTATAATAAATCACATGTTATCACAGACTTTATTCGTAAAGGATTTGAAACTGGTATAATTGATATGCTTACGGACGGGCAGGAAGAACGTCAATTTCTTTATGCTGAAGATTGTTGTGAGGCACTAGAAATTATTATGAATAATTATGAAGATTTTACTTCAGAGGATAATCTTCATATCACCAGTTTCCACTCTACAAAGATTATTGATATTGCGAGCATAATTTGCGAACAATTTAATTTGATGGGAAAATATGATGTAAAAGTTCAACCATCCGATCAAAAAGATAGTGTTCAACTCGATAAGAAAAATAAACCAGATACTTACTTGACGAAGTGGTGGACACCAAAGACAACTATTGATAGGGGAATAAACAAAGTATTTGAATATATGGAGAAAAATTATGCTGGCATGTAATCAACTTGGCAATAACGGAAGATTAGGAAATCAAATGTTTCAATATGCAGCACTAAAAGGTATTGCATATCGTAGAGGATTTGATTTTTGTGTCCCTTCTTTTGATGTAGAAGGTATTGATAATTATGGACTCGGGGATGCTTTTGATATTAAGTCTTTATTTGGTATAAAGAATTTTCCTTCAGTAGGAGAACCACATTTTCATTATAGTGAAAAATTTCATAATCAATGTCCGGACAATGTGACTCTTGTTGGTTATTTTCAAACTGAAAAATATTTCAAAGAAATTGAAGATGAAATTCGTAAAGACTTTACCTTTAAAAATGATTGGTTAACTCCTTGTAGTGAATTTAGAGAGCAGTTTAAAGATCAAGAAATTGCTTTTCTTCACGTTCGTAGGGGTGATCCAAATCTAGTGGATCGTAGAGGATTTAAGTGGGCTTATGTGAATTGCTCAGATCAACATCCGGTTCAACCATTAAGTTACTATGAGAGTGCAATTCAACGTCTTCCTAAAGATATGCCAATACTTGTTTTTTCGGATTCAATTGATTGGTGTAAAGAGCAAGAAATATTTCAACCAGACAGATTTATGTTTTCTGAGCCAGAAGATAAGTTTTCTGATGGTGCTCTTTTGCCTTATGTTGATTTGTGTTTGATGAGTTTATGTGATCATGCTATAATTGCCAATAGTAGTATGAGTTGGTGGGGTGCTTGGTTAATTAAAAATCCAAATAAGAAAGTAATTGCTCCTCAACTGTGGTTTGGATCTGCATATCAGCAACATAATACAAGTGATCTATATTGCGATAATTGGGTGGTAATCTAATGAAACTTGCTGTTATTTTTGTCGGGACTGGAGAGTATTTAAACTTTCTTCCATCTTGGTATGATGCTTGTGAAAAATATTTGATCCCAAATGAGGAAAAACAATATTTTATTTTTACCGATGGAGAACTGCAAGAAGTTCCAGATAATATTATTCTTTATCATCAAGAGCATCTTTCTTGGCCTTACATAACCTTACTACGGTGGCAAATTGTATCGAGAGCAAAAGATATATTTTCTAATTTTGATTATGTTTTGTTCTTAGATGCAGATACTTTAATCGTTAAACAAATTGAAGTAGATGAAATATTTACAGATAAAAAATATATTGGTGTCCATCATCCCTGTCATTTCCTTGGAATGCCACCTCATAATTCATTTCCAGGTGCATTTGAAACTGATAAACGTTCAGTAGCATCTGTTACTAAAGATGATGATACTTCAATTTATTTTCAGGGATGTGTTTGGGGAGGAAAGGTTCCTTATGTCATAGAGATGATTGAAGAACTTCAAAGGAGAACTCAACTTGATCTTAATAATGATATTATCGCACAATGGCACGATGAAAGTCATATGAATAAATTTTTTATAGAAAGAAGGGATGATGTACATACACTACCTCCTTCTTTTGCTTTTCCTGAAGACTTTAAACAATATTGTAACTTTGAGGAAAAAATTGTACATATTTCTAAAAATAATCAACAATATCATAATCAGTAATTATGACTAAAAAATTATCAGTTTATTATCATATTTGGAGTCCAGGTGAAAGTGATCTTTGGAAGTTTATGGTAGATGAACAACTTAAAAGAATTTATCGTAGCAATCTTCCAGATAATGCTATGATTTATTGTGCTATTAATGGCACTCAAGCACATCGCATTGCTGATTATGTTTCCATTTATGAATGGTTAAATGTTCTTGATGTTACAATCGATGAAAGTGAATACGAAGGATACACCCTCAAAAGAGCATATGAAGAATCACATTTTAATCCAAATTTGAAGGCAATTTTATATCTTCACACTAAGGGAATTAGTCATATGTGTGGAGTACGAGATCACTACTCTGATCGTAAATTTAGAGCAGTGAATAGTTGGAGACATTTTATGGAATGGGGTGTGATTGATCGTTGGAAGGAAGCAGTAAATAAACTTGACGAATATCAAGTTTCTGGAGTAAACTATTGTTTAGATCCTTGGCCACATATGAGTGGTAATTTTTGGTGGGCGAGAACTGATTATTTGAAAACATTAATTCATCCAACGAAAGATAAATTTCCAAATGATAACAAAGATTTTGGACCAATTCAAAGAATGAATTTTGAAAAATGGATTGGATTGAATAATCCAAAATGTTTCAGTTTTTATGATGCTCCATTTAGTTATGATTTTAAAGGAATGAAACCAGATGTTCAACCAACTCCTCCAGGAGAACCTCACTGGTTTTGGTTGTATAGAGACGACATTGAACCCTATTATAGAAAGAAAGGTGATTGATATGGCTTTTGGTTGTTTTCATACAGTATACGAAAATAAAAAAGCAACGGAATTTATTCTACAAGAGTTTAGAAAATACTATCCAGATGCTCCATATACTTTGATTTGTGATGGTGGTGTTGACTACTCTGATCTTGCTGTAAAGTATAATTGTAAATATATTCACTCATATATGCATATTGGTAGAAGGAATTTTGGTGATCCTTCCGGAATTTATGGATTTACTAAAGATGAAAGTCTTCATTGGATTCATATGTTTAGAGAAGCAGCAAGGCACGTTGAGGAAAATGGTGGAACACATATGATTATGATGGAAGATGATGTTCTAACTCAAGGTGAAGTAAAAATTAATCCAATTTGGGAATGTGCTGGATTTGATGTTCCAGGAAATAAAATTTCTCCTTCTCTTTTGGAGTTTATTAAAGAAAAATATAATGCAAAACCAAATGTTGATTGGTATGGTGCTGGTGGTGGAACCATTTATAATATTGAAACATTTTTAGACAATTATCATAAAATCTATGATTTTATTGATTTTGATTTTGAAAATATTTTAGAAAATATGGATTATAGATTTGGTTGGTTGGATCTTTATATGCAAATTGCTTATTTTGTAATTGGTAAACACTATTCAATTAATACAAATTTAACTGAGGTCTGGAAAACACCAAACTTTAGAGATAGTGAGTTTACTCTTGTTCATGCTTATAAGGAACTGTACTAATGAAAATTGCATTTATTGGACCTGGAATTATGCCCATTCCTCCTGATGGGTGGGGAGCAGTTGAATCTCTGATTTGGGAAATTGCTTGCGAACTTGGAGAAATGGGTCATAGTGGAACAATTATTAATGATCCAGATTTAAATGAAATTATTAAAACAGTTCAGCAAGATGATTACGATTTTATTCATTTATTTTATGATGTTTTTCATCCAATTATGGATGAAATTAAAAGATTATGTTATAAATCTATAACTGCAATTAGTAGTGCATATCCTTATATTGATCAATTTCAGTTTCACCAAAGAGATGGATATGATAAGACATATAAGTGGTTCGTTGAACAAAAAAATCATTATAACTTTTGTTTATCTAATAAAGATTTGGAAACATTTAAAGGTGGTGGAGCAGATGAATCAAAACTTTTAAGACTTGGACTTGGTGCTCAGCATAAAAATTTTAAATTTAATATTGAATGTGAGAAACCAAATAAAACCCTATACATGGCAAAAATTGAAACTAGAAAACGTCAATGGGTTTATCAGTCAATTGATAGTATTGAATTTGTTGGTAGATATTCTCCTACAACTACATTTGATAAACTTCATAAAAGTTATATTGGAGAGTGGACAACAGAACAAAAACATGAAAATGTAACTAAGTATGCAAATTTACTTCTTCTTTCTGATGGTGAAAATGGAACTCCATTGGTGATTAAAGAAGCACTTGTTTCTGGTGTTGGTGTGGTTTGTTCTAAATATGCTGCTTATGATTTGGATTGTAGTTTTCCATTTATTACAGTTGTTCCTGATGATAAATTAAATGATTTAGATTATGTGAGCAATGCAATTGAAGAAAATCGTGAAGTATCTGTAAACATGCGACAGCAAATTCGTGAATATGGTGTGAATAATTTTTCTTGGGAAAACATTGTAAAACCTTATATTCAAACTATTGAAAAATTGGAAATTGTTTAATGAAAATCTGCATTATTGGTCCTGGGTTTTCTGAAATTCCACCAGTTGGTTGGGGTGCTGTTGAAATTGTCATTTGGGATACTGCAAATACATTAAAAGATCTTGGACATCAAGTAGAAATAATTAATACCACAGATCCACAAAAAATACTCAAAACAATTAATCAAATTAATCCTGATTTTGTTCATATTCATTATGATGATTATGTTTTCTTGTATCCTTACATTCAGTTTCCAAAGGCAATCACTACTCATTACGGATATCTAGAAAGACCAGAAATGTATGGTGCATATTCTTATAAGGCAAATGGTTTTTCAAATATTAAACCAAATGTTTTTGCTCTATCTAATGGTATTAAAAATATCTATCAAAATCAAATGAGAATTCCAGAAAAGAATTTATATATTGTTCCAAATGGTGTAATAAATGATAATTTTAGATTTACTGATACACCAAAATTTTCAAATAGAAGTATCTATCTTGCAAAAGTAGATTATAGAAAACGTCAATCTTTATTTCAATCTATTTCTTCAATATACTATGCAGGAAATATTGTAGATGAAGGATTTGTAGTAAATCAAAATTATCTTGGTGAATGGTCAAAGGAAAATTTGTATGATAATTTAACTGATTACGCAAATCTTATTTTGCTCTCTGATGGTGAAGCGCATCCACTTGTATGTATGGAAGCACTTTCCGCTGGATTGGGCCTTGTAATTTCTGAATGGGCAGTTGCCAATTTGGATTCAAATAAAGATTTTATTACTGTTATTCCAGAAAGTAAAATTATAGATTTAGAATATATTTCTTTAAAAATTGAAGAAAATCGAACAATATCTTTACAGAAAAGAAATAAAATAGTAGAATATTCAAAAAAATTTGCTTGGAAAAAGCAAATTGAAAACTATTATATTCCTGCTGTAAATCAAGTTATACGAAATTACAATGGATAAAAATAAATCATTATACAAACTTAAAAACTTTGGTCCCATATATTATATAAATTTAGACGGACAACCAGAAAGAGCAGAATATATGGAATCTCAATTTAAGTATTGGGAGATAGAAAACTATACTCGTATTTCTGGATATGATGGTAGAGATGATGATTTGAGTGACATTCTTACTGGACGTTATCCTGAGATAATGACATCTGGTGAGATTGGATGCACTACTTCTCATCTCAAGGCTATTAAGCATTGGTATGAAACTTCTGATAGTTCATATGCGGTGATTATGGAAGATGATTGTAATTTAGATTTGGTGAGATTTTGGAATTTTACTTGGAATGATTTTTATGCTCATGTCCCTTATGATTGGGATGTAATTCAAATTGCGATTATTTGTACCGGAGATATTCACGTTAAACTTCATAAAAGATTTGTAAATGATTTTTCTACAGCCTGCTATTTAATCAATCGTCATCATGCAGAAAAACTCATAAGATTTCATATTAAAGGGGAAAAATATAAACTTGATAATGGTGTTAAACCACGTCCTGTTGCCGATGATTTAATTTATAATTCTGGTAATACTTATAGTATTCCACTTTTACTTTACAGAATAGAACTTGGATCTTCGATTCATCCAGAACATATTGATATATTTCACAGAGCAAATTATAATGCTCTTTTTCAATTCTGGGAACAAAATGGTGCTAATATTGATATTAAAGATTACATGAACTATGATCCTTATCTGGGTCGGATAACCGAAAATTCTGCCGCACAATCCTCACCAGAGAGTTGACAGAAATTCTACTCTCTGTTATGATAAATAAGTAATTGAGACACTTATAAGTCTCTACAAACATTTCACATTAAAAATTTTATGTCTATTCGTTTTCTTATTGCTGGTGCTGCTGCACTTACCGCAACTGCTCCAGTATTTGCTACTCCTGCCTTCTCTGATGTAAAACCAACAGACTGGGCATATTCAGCAATCGAAAATCTCAATGCTCGTTATGGATGCCTTGTTGGTTATCCTAATGGCACTCTCAAACCTGCTGCTGATGCAACTCGCAGTGAAATATTTGCTCTGACAAATCATTGCCTCGATAACATCACTACATTTTATACACAAGCAGATGCCAAACTTGCTGCTGCTCTTCGTGCTCAAATTGATGCCACTAACAAACGTGTAACTAAACTCGAAGTTGTCAATACCGTTGCGACACAACGTCGTGAATTGGGTGTCGGTAACTATGGTGGTGTTGCTTTTGCTGGTAATGCTGCTAACTATCCTGGTATTACTCCTCTTGCTTCCCGTGTATATGAGTCGGGTGTAACACTTCAAGGTCGTCTAAAAGCATTTGAACTGGGTAATCAGTATGCTGTATCTGCTCGTCCTTATGTAACAGTTACTTCCACTCCTAATTATGTAAGTGGTGGTGTATTTGGTGGCGGTCTTGCTACTCTTGATATTCCTCTTTCACGTCGTACTCTTGCCGATGGAACTAAAGTTTCTGCTGCCAATCTTTATGTTGGTGCTGGTGGTCAGGTGGGTGGCAATCAAGGTGCTGGTATTGGTGTTGCAGGCGCCGAAGTATCAGTAGCAAATAACGTTGTTTTATTTGCTGATGCCAAGATTCCTTTCTCTAACACTGGTGCCGAAACTTTTGGATCTACTCGTGTGGGAAATGTAAATTATAATTACGGCAGTGGTCAAGGTTACAATGTAACTGGAACCGTTGGCGTTGGTATTAAGTTCTAATTTTGATATGACAGTTACAACAGAAGACGGCAATAGACAAAATCTATTTGCTCTCGAACCTAAAATGTACATTACGGAGAAAGACATGACACAACATGATACAGAAACTTATGCAGAACGTGCTGAAAAATTAAATGGAAGACTTGCGATGGTATCAATTATGTTAGCATTTATTTCATATTTTACAACAAAAACTCTCGCATTCGGTTTCTTTTAAATTAAATCATAATACTCCAAGCATTATAAATAATAATAATAATAAATGCTTGGAGTATTATGATTCCAAATTATCAAGTGGGAGATAAAGTTTCAAAACTGACTGTTATAGGTAATAGAATAATAAAACAACCTTCTGGCAGAAATAGAAATTATTATGTATGTAAATGTGATTGTGGAAGTGATAAGTTAGTAAATGTTGAAGGTTATAATTTGAAAAATGGTAGATATAAATCTTGTGGTTGTCTCAGAAAAAGAGCAAATGGTTTATCTCATACTATTGAATATAGAATTTGGAAATCTGCTAAAGATAGGGCAGAAAAAAAAGGATGGGAATTCAATATAGAAATTTCTGATATCCAAATACCAAAAATATGCCCATTATTAGAAATACCATTAACACTACATGGTAAAAAAAATAGACATTTTGATGCTCCATCTTTAGATAGAATTGATTCCAGTAAAGGTTATACTGTAGATAACGTGTGGATAATATCTCACAGAGCAAATCAATTAAAAAACGATGCAACTATAAATGAGATTAAATTAATTGCTAAAAACCTTTGCGAAAAAATTTTAAAAGTATTTTGAAACCCTAACCTAATTATCCTTATATAAAAAGACTCTGTTCTATATAAGAATGGAGTCTTTTCTTTTTTTTTTTATGTCACGAAATCAATTGACGAAAGATGAAATCCGAAATTGGGTATTAAAATGTAAGGATGATTTATATCGAGAACAAATCACACAATATACCACAGATCCTAAAAAAATTGCCCATAAGTATTTAAATAAAGTTCTAGATAAAATCAACGAATTCAGATACTAAATATGCCGTACACACAATTCTTATTATTTTTTTGTGTGAGTATTTGCTTAGTAATTATAAAAACTGCTTATTTTAATGGAGATAAAAAATGAAAATTGATTTACATAATTTCTTTCAGTATTATGATGAAAAAAATCCAAAGCACGTTGCTGCTGTGGAACAACTTGAAAAAGATTTAACTGATTCACCTTTGATTGATGATACATCAAACTGGGTAAGAATCTATAGAACAAAACCAGAAAAACCAAAATCTTCTGTGCTTGATGTTCCTTATTTTCCACAAACAGACAATTATAGAGATGCACAACGCACTTGTAATTCATCTGCTTGTGCAATGTGTCTTGAGTATTTTAAACCAGGAACTCTCAAAGGAGCACAAGGAGATGATGCCTATATAACCAAAGTATTTCAGATAGGAGACACAACAGATCACGAAGTACAAACCAAGGTATTAGCTTCTTATGGTATTCAATCTCGGTTTAGTTATAATCTTTCTTTTGTAGATTTGGATCGTGAGATTGCTGCTGGACGACCTGTTGTTATTGGGATACTTCATAGAGGTTCTTTGTCTGCTCCCACTGGTGGACATATGCTTGTTGTAATTGGTAAATCCGAGGACGGGCAATCTTATGTTGTAAATGATCCTTATGGAAGTTTGAATGATGGATATACCGGACCTGTTATGAATGGTAAAGGAGCAAGATATTCAAAAGAAGTGCTTAAGTATCGTTGGTGTCCTGGTGGAAGTGATGGATGGGGGAGAATTTTTGAAGTAAAAAAGTAGAAAACTCTACTTCTTCTAACAGCAAGTATGATATACCTGCTAAAGGAGTAGAGTTAATCAAAGAATTTGAGGGTTGTCATCTGGAGGCATATCCAGATCCTTTATCTGGTGGAGTTCCAATTACGATTGGATGGGGAAGCACCAGAGATATGAATGGAAATCCATTTTATCTTGGTCAAAGAATCTCACAGATGGAAGCAGATAACTTATTAATTAATCAAATTAAAACAGAGTTTATTCCTAAACTCTCAAAAATACCTTATTGGAGTGAGATGAATGACAAGATGAAATCTGCTATTTTGGATTTTGGATACAACCTTGGTGCGAATTTTTATGGTGTCTCTGGGTTCAATACAATCACTAGAGTTCTTAAAGAAAAGAAATGGAATGAAGTTCCTGCAGCATTAGAACTTTATATAAATCCTGGATCAAATGTTGAATTAGGATTACTTCGTCGTCGCAAGAGAGAAGGATTACTTTGGAGTGAAGGTCTCAAAGAACTTTATAAATAAAAGTGCCTGTAGGTCGCATTATAGGTAGAGAGGGAGCAGAAATGCTCCTTTTCTTGTATAAATAGTATTGCGACCTATAGAGTAGAACTATGACTTCACAAAGTCCAAGAATTTATATCTACAAAATTACCTTTGAAGAAGTTCCTTATTATTACTATGGTGTAAAAAAGGAAAAATACTTTAATCAAGAATACTGGGGTTCTCCCGTAACTCATAAGTGGGCTTGGGATTTTTATACCCCAAAGAAACAAATACTAGAGATATTTCCATACACTGATGAAGGGTGGATAGAAGCACAAAAGGTTGAAGAGAAATTAATTAAACTATTTTATAAAACAGATGAATGGTGTTTAAATGAGAGTTGTGGTGGTGTAATGTCCTTAAAAGTAAAAAGACAAAATGGTAAAAAAGTTGCGGAAAATCATAAGAAAAATGGAACTGGACTGTATGCTTTAACATCAGAACAAAAAAGTGAAGGAGGTAAAAAAGGTGGAAAAATTGGCGGCAAAACTGGAGGAAGTGTTAGTGGGAAAAAATCTTATGAACTTGGTATTGGTATTCACGGAATGACTTTTGAAGAAAAAAGTGAAAGAAGTAAAAAGAATGGACTAAAACATAAAGAAAATAAAACAGGAGTATGTGGTAGAAGTAAAGAAAAAATGGTTGAAGATGGTAAAAGAGGTGGTAAAATATCTGGAAATCAAAAATGGAAATGTCTTGAAACTGGATTTACTACTAATGCTGGCAATCTTACACAATATCAAAGGGCACGAAAAATAGATATTTCCAAAAGAATTAGAGTATCCTAACTATCTTTTACTTTATCT